GACCTTTCTAAGTTTAAAGAAATGGCATTTGAGGCAGGATTAAATCAAGGGCAGTCAGAAATAATACTTGACACACTCAAGAATGAGTATTTAAATAATGAAAAAGGATATGAAGAGCATAGAGAACAAGAAGAAGTACAAGGTCTACAATCTCTACAGAAACAATGGGGTCCAGAGTTTAATAAAAACCTGAATCTTGCTCAAAGAGTATTCAATCGATTTGCGGATAAAGAAACTCTGGATTATATAGAAGAAACTGGAGTAGGTAATAATCCGAATATGATTAAGATGCTGGCACGGATTGGAGAAGCTTTCTCAGAAGGAGGTCCCATCCTAACTGGCGAACCAAGGGGATCTGGATTATCCCCACAAGAAGCCAAGGAAACGATACAGGCAAAACTATCTGATCCTGACTTCAAACGAGCTTATCTGACTGCTTCAGATCCAAATCATAAAGAAGCAGTTAAAACCATGCAGAGATTATACGATAAATCTGCATAATTAGAATCGGTATCCCACTAGATCCGTAGGGACAATCATCTGACCCCTGCAAGTGACTAGGCTGGAATCCTGAATAGGACAACTCCATAGGGTAGATTCACCTAACTCTATTGTATGGCGTAATATGTCTAATCAGATAACGACCAGTATGGTCAAGCAGTTTAGTGATAATCTTGGGCTGGTAGCACAGCAACAAGGTTCTCGTCTGCGTGGGACTGTACAGTTGGAAGCTGGTAAAGTTGGTGAAGAATACTTCATGGACAAAATCGGCAAGACAACTGCACAGAAAGTCACTAGCAGACATGCAGACTCCCCCTTAATTGAGACTCCACATGAACGTAGGCGCGTCACTCCAACCGATTATGATTGGGGGGATATGGTGGATTCTTTTGATATGCTCCGTGTGATCATTGCAGATCCAGCAAGTGCTTATGTAACTACTGGTGGAATGGCACTTGGAAGAGCAATTGATGAAGAGATCCTTACCGCCGCTTTTGGGACTTCATATCTTGGTAAAGATGGATCAACAAATGCAACATGGTCTACAAGTGATACAAATGTAGGATCAGATGTGAGCATTGTTGCAGTAGATTCTATTAAGCATACTGGTGCTGCTGCGGCGAACACAGGATTGTCTGTGGCTAAGTTGATAGAAGCCAGAGGTTATCTTATGAAGAACGAAGTCCTTAACTACAATGAAGGTGGGGTATCAGATGTATTTTGCATTTGTACTCATCGGCAAATAGAAAATCTGTTAGCTTCTACTGAAGTAAACAGTATTGACTATAATGCAGTAAGAGCATTGGTTGAAGGTCAAGTCCATCATTATATGGGTTTTAACTTCATCCAGACGGAATTGCTCCCATCTGTTGTTCAAGAAGCCGCTGATGTAACAGGAGGTTCTGATATTACATCAGACCGAGTTCTTATCTTCCAACGTAATGCTCTTGGGCTTTGCATTTGGAATGATATTAATGCACGTATCGAAGAAAGGGCCGATAAACGGTTCTCTCTTTATGCTTATGCAAAAATGACCATTGGTTCTACTCGTCTTGACGAGAAACGAATGGTTGAAGTTCTCTGCAATCAAGCAGGATAATTAACACTCTAATGGGGGAGGAAGGAAATGCCCCCCCAGAAGGCTAATATATGGCAAATGTACAAAGTACCTTAGTTTCTAATGAAGCTACCGTACCAATTATATACAACAAAGTTGGACTCTATGGTGCGAGACTTCGTTCCATTGTTGCAACTGTTGAACATTTAGGTGTTGATGCAAATACATATATGATGTGCAAACTTCTTCCTGAGTGGAGAGTGCTTCATATTTGGACTGCATGTGATACTTCAAGTGGAGCTACAGATTGGAATGTGGGTCTATTCTCAGATAATGCTGGAACAGCAGTAGATGATAATTGTTATGCTGATGCTCAAACATTAGCTACAGCAATTACTAAACTACCTGTTGATTTGGCTAATCATACTAGGAGTATTGCCAGTATGGGCCAAGAAGTTTATTTAGATGCTGGTCATACGACTGCAAATAAATTAAACGCATATTATCTTGGTTTTACAGGTGTAGATGCTGGAAGTGCTGGCACTTACACATTAACAATAAATGTTCAGTTTACTGCTGACTGATGGCAACTGGTTCTGGAATGACGGAGGTGGCGAATATTGCCCTCACTAATTTGGGTGAAGCAACCATCTCCGATATCCAAACTGATAATAACGAAAGGGCTAGACTCCTTAATAATCGTTTCGATGATATTAGGGATGCTGTCCTTCGTTCTCATCCTTGGAATGTTACTGTTAGGCGTTCTATCCTATCTGCTTATACTTCTACTCCTGCATGGGGTTATAAGTATGCTTTCACGTTGCCTACAGATTCTGTAACAGGTGAATCCTGTCTAAGAGTCTTAGGTCTTCAGGATCATACAACTCCATATAGACTTGAAGGAAATGAGATATTAAGTGATGCCTCTACTTTGAATGTAAAGTGGCAAGCAAGGGTAACTAATTTAACAACCTTGGATTCTGTATTACGGAATGTACTGGGTCTTAGGATTGCTTGGGAATTAGCAGAACCCTTGACTGGTAAGACTGCACTTAAAGATGAAATGTATAAGAAGTATGCATTATCATTACAAGAAGCTAGAAGTCTGGATGCACAAGAAGGTGGATCTGTTGAAAGAATAGAATTAAGTACATGGTTGGATTCAAGATTAGGTGATTACAGGACAGATTACCGACCCGTAGATTGGCCTAGTGATGGTACAGCCTATGGTACTACATACTCATGGGGCAAAGCGTGATCATAGATGGGAACTGTTCAAAACATCCAAAGTTCCTTTTCCGAAGGTAGAATATCGCCCAGATTACACGGGCAGATAGATATTCCCTCCTATAAAACCTCTGTAAAAACTCTAGAAAATTTCATAGTCCTTCCTCAAGGATCAGCTACTAGAAGGCCAGGAACATATTTTGTTAATGGTGCTTCTACCAATACATCTAGTCAGTCCAAGTTAATTCCATACTATTACGGACAAGGACAGAGTTATATCTTAGAGTTTTATGCCGACAACATTAAATTGTTCAGTAATAACGGTATTCTGGCAACTTATGCAACAAAAGATGATACAAGTCCAACTCAATTCTCAATAGGAAGCACAGGATACATTGCAACACAGATTGCAGATATAAAGTTTATCCAAAGTGCAGATGTGTTATTTATTGCACATCCCGACCATCCTCCGAAGAAACTAGAAAGAACAATTCCAGAAGCTGGTGAAACTGGATATAGATCCGCTGAAATAACTACAGTAACACATGCTAGTAATCTTTTCACTTCAGTAGCTCATGGGTTAGAAAATGGAGATGCTATTTCAATTACTGCTCCAAGTGGATTTCCAACAGGTTTAGCTGCAGATACACTTTATTATGTAATAAATAAAGCAGATGATACTTTTCAATTATCTACAGAATCTGGTGGAAGTATTTTAACGATATCAGGTGATGGTTCCGGGACTATAACATGGTTTCATGATTTAAGAGCAGAAGATGGATCATATTGGGCATTATCTAATATAGATTTCTTGGATGGTCCTTATGATAAAATAAATCTTGATGATACAAAAAGATTTAAAATTCGAGTGCCAACTACAGGTACAACAACATTGGATCTAGTGGAAGTCGGAGGTGTTGGAGTAGATACTGCACTAAATGCATTTGTGAATTCATCCCATGGTTAACAAGCAGGGATGAAAATATATATACACAAAGATAGTCTTACAGGAGTAGGGAATCTTGTAACAGATGATGATGATACTGCATTTGATTTTAGTGGTGGTTCTACACCTACTGCAACTGCAACATCTCAAGGTAATAGCACTTTGTATTATGTAGTCAATCCTACGGCTACTACTTTCCAAATAACAACAACTAAAACTAATGAAGTTCTAGGTAGTCCTATCACATTTAAGATATCTGGTACTGATACAAAATGGACAGGTAAATTAAATGTAGTGAAAATGATCCTTAAAAAGGATCGTACTTCCGTGAGACTTACTGCATCAGGAACTGGTCATACCCCATTCACAACTTCAGATACTAGAGATGTAGGTGTTATATACAGGATTAATGTATTAGCTGGGACTGATAAAGATAAGATTAAAGGAATACGCTGGGCATCTATTAAAATAACATCTGTTTCTTCAAATATTGAAGCTCTAGGGACTTTACAGGAAGATTGTGTATTAGATGATGCTAATACGATTGAATGGAATGCTGGTGTATTTAATACAACCAATGGATATCCAAGAGATGTATCTATATACCAGCAAAGACTCGTATTTGCAGGAATAAAGAAATATCCAGCAACAGTATGGTTTTCTAAGACAGGTGATTTCTTCAACTTTGCATCCTCTGAACTTTTAGGATCTTCTACAGGTAATATAGACCCTACTGGTGCAATAATCTTAGGAGAACAAATCCTAGATGATAATGCCCTTACCTTTACTATTGATTCAGATACTGTAGATAAGATCCAATGGATGTCTGAAGGAACCAAACTGGCAGTTGGTACAACTGGTGGTGTATTTACCATATATGGTTCTGAGAATGACCTCACTCTGACTCCATTTAATTTCACAATCCGTAAAGAATCTGCATATCCAGCAGGATCAGCAGATGCTATGCAAATAGGTCAACGGATGCTTTATGTTCAACAAAATGAACGTAAAATCCGTGAGATGGCTACAGAAGGAGAAGAACAACAAGAATATGGTGCAATGAACCTAACCTTACGTTCTGAAGATATCACCTATTCTGGAGTTAAAGAGTTAACATACCAAGAACAACCATTCTCAGTAGTTTGGGGAAGACTTGGGAATGGGAAGTTGATTGCACTTACGCATGAAAATTCTCTTAATATGTATGCATGGTCTACTCATACTATTGGAGGGACACATACGGATGCAACACATGGAAACCATGCTAAAGTAGAGTCAATCGTGTCAATCCCACAAGATAATAGAACACAGACATGGATGATCGTTAAAAGAACTATAAATAGTCTTACTAAACGACATATTGAGTACATGGAACGATTCCATGATGCACAGGAAATAGAACAAGAAGACGCTCATTTTGTGGATTGTGGTCTTAAAACATATAATGTTACTGCTTTTACATCAGCAAGTGGATATGATCATTTGGAAGGGCAATCTCTACTTGTACTCGGAGATGGTGCAATACAACCGAATTCGACGATATCATCGGGTTCAATTACGCTAGGGGTGAGTACAAATACCCTAGTTGCTGGGTTACCTTATACCTCCGAGTTGATTACCCTTCCAATGACTATGGGTGATGGTGGTGGATCATTCGTGATAGGGAATAAACGGATGATTAAGATCAATATGAAAATGCTCAATGGATTGGGCTTGAAATTCGCTATGGAAGGTCAGGATTATGAAGAAATCATATTCCGTAATCCTTCAGAAGATTTGTATGGAAATATGGTTCCATTATTTTCTGGTAATAAAGAAATGGCACCAATTGCACGATCATTTGAATCAGAAGGTGTTTCATTCAAATGTGAAGAACCCTTTCCATTTACAATCCTCTATATAGCACAACAGTTTGAAGTAAATCTGGGGTAATTATGGGATGGCCGATGGCAATAATGGGAGTGGCACAAATGGGGTTGTCTCTTTGGGCCGTTCAACAGAAACGGATTTTAGATGGTCAGGCAGCGGATGAAATTATGAATATCCGAGCTGAAACTGGAATTGCCAGAGAATTAACAGTAATGATGAAGGATAAAGAATTTAGGCGTAATGTTGCTTCTATAAGAAAACAAGGAGCATATGCTAAGTCAGGAGCTTTGTTAAAAGGTAAAAAAACTGAATCGAAATTAACAACTAAATTAAGTACAAGTGGAGCAAAAATTACTGGTGCAATGCAAGGAACTACTTTAGATTTAAGAGTAAATGAAGCTTTATTAACTGATTATGCTATGGCAATGACAGAACATGGTACATTTGAAGCTTTAGATGATGCACTACATGGATATACTGATTGGAAAACTGCATCAGATTTTGATCATAAGACTACTATGCGTAGATTGAAGGAGAAATCTAGA